TGCATCTTTATTTTCCTTAACTAGTATCGCAATATTTTTACAAGTATTGGCATTATGTAAATCTGTATAATATTCATCCACTGTAATAATTTTACTATAGTATTGTTTATCATGTGTAAAATCATTAATATAAATCTGGAAAACCGTCAATACTTTATTAATGAGATTTTCAAGATAATAACAATTAGTTAAAATCGTATTCATATCCAATAATAACATTTCTAATTCTTTTAATTTTTTGTACTTATCCATTAATTTATGTACTAGAATCAGACAGACTGCGATACCACCTGCTGCAGGTATTCCTACTCCACTAGCGGTTAATGCACCCATTGCTAAATTTGCAACCATAAAAGCTACCCCCGTTTTACCTACTATATTTGCACTAGAATTTAGTGCATTATATTCATTTTTATATGCAATTTCCTTGGTTAGTTTCGCTTCTGCTGCTATCTTTTTTTGTTCTAATCCTGAGATTAATTGTTTACGTGCTATCAATTGTTGTTGGTTTGACAGGTTTGTTTCTGTGCTCTTTTCTTTGAATTTCTCATAATTAGTTTCTCCCTGTAGTTTATTAATTTCTTTTTTATTTTCTTTTTTTACCTCATCTATGTTTTCTATATCTGCTTTTATTTCTGTTATTTGTTTAGTTTTAAACCTATCAAATAACCCCCCTCCTTCTACAGAAGACAATCGATATCCATATTTCTTAGAAAACCGAGAGGCATCACTACGATTTTTCTCTAAAACTGAAAAGAATTTATGTAATTTTCGATTTGTTTGATGAAAACGAGAACGAGAACGAGTCCGAGAACGGCAACGAGTCCTTCGTTGTTTTTTGTTATTCGCTTTTTTTTTAATTCTACGAGTCGTTTTCATCAAAAAACACACAAAATATAATATATTTATAATACATCTATAAATATATTTTTGATATTATGTTATAATATATGAACATGAACGAGGAAATAAAGAAAGAATATCGCAACATAAATATAATATTGTCTTCCGTCTTCCATATTGTTTATCGAACAACAAAATAACATATTATTACTTAATCCCCAAGAATACAAACCGTAAATAATAAAAAGATACTACACATAAATAGAGTCCCGTCATATTTAAAACGGAATACCCCGCTATTTTTCGTAAATTTCGTTTATCAAAATTTATTTTATAGTGCTGATTTAAAAAGACGAGATTCAGAAGAAAAAGTGAAAGAAACCCATATTTAAACATGGGTAAAAATGGATATTCCCACATAATTCCGAAAAAGAATCCCATAAATGTCTTTGGGTCGGTACCGATTTGTTCTGTATATCTCGCAATAAAATAATAATATTTATAAAAATAAGAAACAAAATCAACATAATTTTCAGAAAAAGCACAATTCTCACAAACAATAAAATGTAATTTCAATAATATTCTAGGGGTTTCTACTTCTCCCGTTTTTTTCACTTGATGTAATGTTCTATCGAAATCGAAAATCATATAATCCCCTTTATTTATTTTATGTTCCATATTCAAATCAATGAATTCCGTAATAGTATCATTGTTATTTTCAGTCATACCAATAATAATTCTATATAACCGAATACTATTGAAATTATATAAAATACAATCTCGATGTGGTACTAAATTCGCAGCCGCACCATATAAATTCAAGTTTTGGAAATCGGGTTTCGGATTCGAATAATAAATTTCATTCATTTCAAATACTGGTTGAATAATACATTTATCGCTATTATCGCAAACACCATTCCAAAAAGGATGATTTTGTATTTTATCAAAATTCGTTTTCAAAGAACCTTTTACACCATTATAATAAGTATGATAGGTAGTCAGAGTCGTATCTGGAATGAATTTCTTGTATTCATTTGAAATGATGTCCAATATATTATTCAAATTTTCCGGTAATTTTCCAATCCCGACTTTACCTTCTATCGAATCTCTATAAGTAAATAGACTACTCATTATACTAAATACATATTTTTTATAACAAATATATACGTTATGACACTATTTTACAGTGTAAATTTATATTTATATATTTTTACTTAGATAATTACAAGAAAAAATCGCCCTTATCGTAATTGCAAGAAAGAACTCATTACTTTCTTGTTTTTCTCGGCATAATCGAGAGATTTCAAATGTGCAATATGTTCTTTTTGCATCATTCTCTCGCGTTTATTATGTTCTTCTAATGCAAACATTCTCTCAGCATCCGTTTTTTCCATGGGACTAACGGTTTCACGGGCATTTTTATATTGGTCAACCGAAGAATAGGTTTGGACATTGGCCATATCAGAATCGGAAACTAAGAAAACCGTTTGGTCTTTATGGACTTTTCGTAAATCATCGAATTTCAATTTCCCAAACATATCACTAGAAATATATTCATCTTGTTCTTCTTCCGTATCTTCATATAAATTCGACGATGTTCTACCGGATGTCGAGAACACTGGTTGGACACCACGATATACTGCCAATGCGCGTTGTTTTTCCTGTGCTTTTATTTTTTCTAGTGTATCATTCATTTGTGCTACTGATTTCACAGATACATCTGCATATGGATTTTCATCATTACGAAACCATTCGTTTCGACTAGTATCGGGTTTATCGGACATATTTTCTTCAAACAGACGATTAAATGTATGATTGAATTCCTTGGCTTTCTCTCGTTCTTCTTCGATTTTCTGGTTTTGATGTACTTGCATTTGATGAAACCGTTTACTAGAAATACATGGATTGATAGATAATGGAGCATATCGTATTTCTTGGGATTTACAAGATACGACGGGGACAGTTTGTTCGGTTTTATGTTGCGATTCGTAAATTTGGACAATTCTCTCAAATGCTCTTTTATAAAAAATGAAATATTCGGGAGGTAATCGTGATTTATCTGGATGAGATTGCATGACTTTATGTTTGGCGAGTTTAACATGTTCTTGTCGGATTTCTCTCGTATTTCTTGGTAAATCAAAAAGACCAAATAAATCGTCGATGGAATATTGAGAGATATCTAATACATGATTTGGTGGTGGTGGTTGTTGCGACATTTCCCTAACGATATTTTCTATAAAAAGATACGATACTTTGTTTTGGGTTTTTTACCGAAAAAAAAGTCCGGGGACTTTTTTTATTTTATTTTTTTAATTCAATTTAATTTACAAGAGATAAGATAAGACAAGATAAGACAATTACATGCGAAATAAAACAATTCGGCCATCTTTCAATTGGATTTTCATTTCGAGAGAATAATTTTTAACACGGCACATTTGAATAATTTCTCTCAAAGTACCTTTAGTATTTTTAGATTGATAAGAGAATCCTAAAGCAGGATGATAACGATACCCATCCGTATTCCGTTTTTCAGTAGTAATATTGAAAGTCGTATTATCCCGAATAGTATTCAAAGGTGTATCAGAATAAAATTTTCTCATCACTCCAGCAAATTTTTTAATTTCCGGATAATGAATTTCATTTATTTTACATCCTTCGACTAGTTTAGCATGTTGTACATTTTCGTCCACGATTTCTGCATCATTTAGTACTGGTATTATCGGTTCATATACCAAAATTCCATTATCTTTATCATAAAATACTATATTAACATCTGTAAGAGTAATACGGTCGGACATGGTTATAATTTAAATAAACTAATTCACTAGTTAATTGTGTTAATGATGCTAGAAAGATGAATTCCAAGAAAATCAATTTTTTATTTTATTATTTTTTATTTTATTATTTTTTATTTTATTTCTTTTTTATTTTACTTTAGAAAAGAGAGAACCAGAAAAATATTATATAACTATAGAATGGTATACACTAAAAAATATAAAAAACACAAAAACACAAAAACACAAAAACACAAAAACACAAAAATATATGAAATACCAGAAATAGATAAAGATATACAAGCAATAATAGATGTAGGTGCAATTAAACATAATATAAATTTTCTAAAACAACAGAGTGGAACTGATTTAATGGTAGTATTAAAATCAAATGCATATGGTCATGGAATAGTAGAAATTTCAAAAATAATAAGAAAAATGGATATAAAATATATAGGAGTTGCTACAGTAGGTGAAGCAATTTTATTAAGAAAAAATGGGGATAATGGACGTATATTAGCTTGGTTATATAATATTAATGGAAATGAGTTAATAGATGCGTTTCATATGGATATAGATATAGCAATTTATGACGAAACTACAATACATCAATTTATAGATCTTATACCACCTAATAAAAAAATAAAAATAACAATTTTTGTAGATACTGGAATGAACCGTACGGGTGTTTCTTATGATAATGCAATCGAATTATTCAAAATAGTAAATAAATGTCCAAAAATAGAATTAGTTGGGATGATGTCTCATTTAGTTTGTTCTCATGTGAAAAACAGTCCAATTGTGAAGGAACAATTATATAAATTTAGAAAATTAAGACAGGAGTTGTTCACTATCGGAATAAATCCACCATTAGTTCATATCGCAGATACATGCGCGTGTATAAATTATGATGTTTCAGATTTTACATTAGCTAGACCAGGTATTGGTTGTTTTGGTATTTTTGGTTCAAATACAAAAATTTATGAAAAAGGTTTAAAATTAGCAATGTCATTAAAAACACGTATTATACAAATAAAAAGCCTAGAAAAAAATAAAGGTATTGGATATGATTGGAAATATATAACGCCTCGTAAAATAAAAATATGTATTTTACCAATTGGATATGCAGATATACTTTCTAGAAATACATCATGTCCATTAATCGTTTACATAAATGGAACAAAAAGAAAAATATTAGGGTTATTGAATATGGATCAAGTTGTAGTAGAGGCTAAGAAAATAGATAAATTAAATGATGAAGTATATATTTTTGGTAATGGTCAAAATTGTTCTCAAACAATTTACGATATTGCAAGAATAAGTAATACTATTCCAGCTGAAATATTATCTCATACAGGATATCGTATTGCTCGAACATATAACGAATAAAACGAGAGAATGAGAGAATAGAATAGAATAGAATCACAAGAAAAAATATGAAGATATTTTCTGGGAATTCTGCATAGATAGATAGACAAATAAAAAATGTCAAATCCTAATTCAGAAAGTCAATCCGAAACATATCCGATTGAAACCAAAATCAGTTCCAGGGCAGAATTCCAAGAAATAATAAATACCAATCCAGGTGTCATTATTATCAAACTTGGAGCAGAATGGTGCGGTCCATGTAAAACCATCAAAGCACCGGTAACTCAAATGATGCAATATATCGTATCAGAAAAAATCCGTTGTTTTATTATTGATGTAGACGAATCGATTGAATTATATGGTTTGCTAAAGCAAAAAAAAATGGTGAATGGTATTCCCGCAATCTTGGCATATTATCCAGAAAATAAATCATATATTCCGGATGATATTGTGATTGGTGCAGACCTAAACCAAATCCAATTGTTTTTCAAACGAAGTATTGAACAGGCATCCTCTGCATAAGGATATTCGCTTTATTTTTTTTTAGGGGTTTTTCTTCTTCTTCCACCAGAAGATGGGGTTAATGGCATAGGAGGTGCCGAAGGTCCTGGACCAGAACTTGAACCAGAACCTGACCCAGAATCTTTATCCATAATCGTAACCATTATCAATGCACCTACTGTTAAATAAATCATAAAATACATTAAAAAAGAAGTGTTCCAGATAGTATATTGAGGAAGATTTCCATATTGTGGAACATAACTAGGAAAAATAGTAGATAAATAATTAAAGAAACTACTCATGTGTATAATATATTATAATATAATCTATTTTTCTTTTTGTTAAAGAAAAATGGAGAGAAAGAGAGAGAGAGAAAGATTTGGGGTCTTCTTTTTCTAAAGAAACTATATAACATAACATAGTAAAATGTCGATTCTTACCAAATATGTAAATATTCCAGTATTTCTCATTAGTTTTGCATTTGGAGTATTTGCAGTTTACGTAACCTTACCAGACATCAAGAAAATCATGGTATATCCAACCCCAGAAAATATTGATTATATTCAATATAAAGACAAAGCGAATAATTGTTTTCGTTTCCGAGAGAGTAAAGTGAAATGTCCAGTACAAGAAAAAATGATTTCGGAAGTTCCCGTTCAAGCATAGATTGGATTAGATTAGATGTTAGAGAATAGAATAAAATAGAATAAAAACCTTACAAAAATAAAATTGTTTATTTTTGTAAGAATATATAGTATAAAGAAACAGATAGGCGATGTTTAATCTAAAACGTTTATTAAATACGGAATTAGGAAAATTCTTTATATCGGTTATTCTAGGTATTGGTTTAGCGACATTATTTCGTAGAGCATGTACGGACAAAAGTTGTATTGCGTTCAATGGACCAGTAATCGAAGAAGTATCTGGAAAAACCTATAAATTCGGAGAATTCTGTTATAAATACAAATTAGTATCGGAAAAGTGTGATACTAGAAAGAAGATTGTCGAATTAAATGATGCCGAATCGAGAGAATTAACGAAAAATATAGTAGTGAATAATGAAGTGAATGATACTTCGAAAAAATGGTTTGGTATTTTCTAGATTTGATTTGGATATCGATTTTATTGCAAGAAAAAAATATATGGTAATCAAATCAAATCTTCGCTGGTTTTAATTATATATAATCCATATATTTGGAAATACCGTATTATCTACGGAACATTTTTCTTTAGGTCTAATATTGCATATAGTATCTCCATTATATACAATATCGTAATTTTTACGCCAATACATCTGATATTCTTTTACACCTTTTCGCATTTCCAATGCTGAAAAATGGTGTAATGCATTTGTTTCTAGTTTTAGTATTTTACCATTTTTAAATAGAATAAAATCAGAAGGAATATCTATTTTTTGATTTAATTGATTTGTAAAAAATAAAGATGCAGTATCAATAGTTATTCGTTTAATATGTAAAATGATTTCAGATTTTGGATGTAAAGAATAAATATATTCTGTAGTTGAATCGGAGAAATTATAAATAGTTTCCATTTACTTTACATTAATAAACGAATAAAATAATATTTATTATTTATTTTTTTTATATTTGTGGTATTTCTTCATCCTCAATATATATGATTCACGATTTCTTTTTCTAGTTTTTTCTGAAATATAAATATACGAAACCCAAGGTTTATTATTTAAATCATAAATAAGTCTTTCAATTATCCATCCTTTTCCTTGAACATTGTACTTTACATATTCGACTTTACTAATTTTATCTCCAATACATGATGTACTTTTAATTATTCGGTGGTCGAAAATAGGTGGATGTAATTGCTTATAAAGAAGTAAGTTTGTTATAATATCATAATTTGTATTATTTATACCATTTGATTCAATATGTAGTGCAACTAAATTATCAGTAAGGTTTGAATAGTTCATATTATTTTAATGACTTGGAATTTTGAATGACTAGAAATAAATGTATAATATATTTTATTTATAATTTATTTCAATTTTTTTATTTTATAAGATAAGATAAGATAAGATAAGATAAGATAACAAGAAAAAAAAATATATTGAATGAAATAAAGAAAAGATTCAATTCAATATATTTTATTTTAGTTAAGATTACAGAGAAACAATAAAACAAAACATAACAAAACTAAACTAAACTAAACTAAATGTACAATCTTACAAATCTCGCGGATGACAGTAAAATCTTTATAGTGGATTTCTTCGATAGCATCTCGACATAAAGGACACCGAGCGGTTCGGTTGTTCATCATCAATGTACGCACATGACCAGCAATACAAGTGCCACAGAAGGAGTGATTACATCCAGTAGTCATGAATTTGGTATCGGGTTTAGATTCGATACAAATAGGACATTCATTCGCTGTAGTAGACAACCCCAAGTCGGATTGCTTTTTCACTATAAAATCGCGAGAAATCAAACGGGTAATACTACGTCCAGTATCGGTGATAACACGATTAATACGTAAATGATATTGAACTGAATTGGTCGGTTCAAAGAGAAAGTCATATTCATTGCTTGGATAGTAGATACCATCGAGAAGTGTTTGTGGTTTACATAGATTAACACGTTGTACTCGATGATTCTCTCGTCTTTGGTCCCGGTCTATGAGCCAATTCATACCTCTTGCAATATTATTGATTTCATCGGCAATATCCACATAATTAGGCATGTCGCGAATACGGAATTCATAGCCATATTTTCCAGAGAAATAACAATGCATATGAAATACTTCGGTCAACATGAAATCTGGATAAATACGACGTTGTTCTCGATAAACAGAGAGTTCACGTTGCATAATTTCAGAACCAACCATAGATTCGTATCTGGCGACTTTACGATACATAAGAATCAAATCCGATAAAGGAATACTTTTCAAATAGTTATCAAACACAACAATACTTGCCTGGGTAGCAAGGATGTTTTGAATGGTTTGTTCGGCATTCGCAATAACGCGATTCTCTCTAGTTTGTACTGTAAAATAACCAAGATTCAAGCTCTCGAAATATTCGAAAAGTAAACGGTCGGTTGCGTCATTTCTTTCGGTTGGGAAATAACGTAATTCCAAGACGGTTTTACTGAGAGAACGATACTGAGGATTGGTCAAATATCGAACAGATGCTTCGAATCTGGCAAACCCAGCGGCTTCTCGGACATCTCTCGTCAGTTTTAAAAGAACCATTTCCAGAATTTCTTCTGCGAATTCTTTTTCTTTTAGGCAATTTCGAATAGTATGACCAAACTCTCTACAATGACCACATTTTTTACCGGCATTAGGACTAACATTCATATTAGCATTAGCAATCATGATATAATTATTTGTTTTATTTATGACAAAACAACTAACGAACTATAAAATAGAATAGAATAGAATAGATTTAATTTAATTTGGGTTGATTATTCTTATCTTATTGTTTTCACATTTTTTCAATTTTTTAAGTGTATTTTTCTCTCAAACCGATTGGATTGGATTCCCTAGAAAAAATAATATAATTCGTTTATTCAGATTCTAGAACATGCCATCTTAGATTATACCCTTTAGTAAACCCGCAAAAAATGGAATCTATAGGAAGTACTCGTATTATTGATTTACCGGAAAATATAGGAGGACAAATGTCTGGAATGCCTCCAACCCATAAATCCCAACAAAGAGAAGCAGTACAAAGTACCACATATCAAACAATAGACCCACATCCAAATCCATATGGACATCCACCACCGAGTGTTCCACAACTCCCTACTACTTCTTTTAGCAATAATCAATATCAACAACCACAACAACAACAACAACTTCCACCGAGAGATTTCCCCAAAGATATGACACAATATACTCAAGACGAACAAATCCAGCCGAATTATATTCCACCATTACCGAATTACCAGAAAAACATTACGAATGAATATATGTTGCAATATGAACGAGAGAAAGAAAAGGAATTGAAAACACATGAAGAGAAGAAAAAGAAGAAATCGAAAAAAGACGAAATTATGGAACAGTCGCAACTTCCCATTTTCCTATCCATATTGTTTTTCTTGTTTAATATGCCATTTATCAATCGTATGTTTTTCCAACGATTCGCGTTTTTATATGAAGCCGATGGGAATATCAGTACATATGGTTTATTAATGAAATCGTCTCTTTTTGGAATCTCTTATTATATTTTCTCGACGATTATCGATTGGTTGAGTGAAATATAACCATAAACCAGCGAACAAATTGCAAGAAAATATATTATTCTAGTAAATTCATTTCACATTCAATCCAAAATGGATTATCGATACATTTCCTATCGGTAGTTCTGAATCCAAGATAATAATAATATTTCAGATATACTCGTAAATTGGAATGAACATCTAGAATAATTTTATTCTGTTTTTCTACTTTTGCGACATTTTTCACGAATTCTACTAAGCCTTTCACCAAATCTTCGGCATCTTGTTCATCCAAGATACGATTATATAATTCTGGATTACTACCATCATTCACATAAATACGTTCGATTTTTATAGTAGTATCCTCTTCTTGTACATCATCGTGCAGACTAAAATCCATGACTGCAATTAAATTCTTGGAACAATGATGGAAATCGGTATACCAATAATCAAAAAATGTATTGGTTTTCCATATTTGAATTCGATGTCGATGTCCACGTCCATGTCCATGTCGATTTGGAGTTTTATTTTTATTTATAATATGTCGAACGGCGATTCGTGTTGCAAAAAAAGGTGTACAATTATATAATGGTGGAATTTCATTATTATATAATAAATCATATACTTCCTTCATATTTGCCAATAAAAAAAGATTCTGATAAGTTGACATAATAAATAAAAAGATTCGATTTATAGTTTTATACCTTTTATGATAACTAGAAAAGGTATAAAGTACGACATCATTCATTCAAATGTTAATTCTTCTGGAAATGTTTTTAAATTATCTTCTCTACAAATAGGACATAAAGAATTATTTTGTTTTATACAACTAAATCTACATTGAAAACAAATAGGGTGCCTACACATAGTATACTCATTTGTACATTCATAACATATGGAACACTCGTTATCTTTAGATAAAGTAAAAAAAGAACGTTGTAATTTCGCAAAATTCAAAGAATCTGGACTTAATAATCGATGATCTAAAAAATGAAAACTTTTCATTACCACCTTAATGTCGATAAGTAAATCTAAAAGTGTTTTAAAATTTTCTTTATCTAAAAATGTTAGATAAAAATCACGTTCATTGCGTGTGAATTCAATCTTAAATGTTTGCATACGGTATTCATATGTATTATTATATTTTCTAATATGAATATCTATTTCTATTCCATCAATAATAATAGAAGTGAAATTGGATATACAAATATATTTTTCAGCATCACATGTCAGGAGTTCTTTTTCAATACTTTCTATAAATTGTAAACAAATATTATCTTCCTTTTTTTTCTCTTCTTTTTTTTTCATTGTAATATTCTATCCTATCCTATCCTATTGGAATAGTCTATAAATGTTTATATTTTTTTGTTTTTATAATACCCATCATGAAACTCCTATAAAGGTGTAAAATAAATTTCCCGGAATTGTTGAACATATTCATCGGAAATACGATGTTGACCCATAAAATACTGCAACAAATCCGACTTTGATAATTCCGAAGATGATTCCATTCCACCACGTCGACGTGTCAAACAAGTAATAATAAAAAACAAGGAATACATTCCACATTCCGTATTCGAATGTTGATGTTCCGTTTTCCCATCACTTTTATATTCTTCTAGTACTCTCCCTTTTCGAACACGTTTCGGCATTTTCATCCATTGGTCGCGAATTCGTTGTACTAATTTCGCGACTTCCTCTGGCATATTATCGGCAGTACTATTGAAATAAAACAAGAAAGGTTTATCATCTTCTAGGTCTAAAAACATCGATACCCAATGAGTACCAGGACCATCAGAAGTATCTAAATTATAAATAATGCCGATTTTCCGTTTACCAGAACGATATAATTTAGATAATTGCAAATGACATAATTCTTCCAAAACACATTTCCCATGTTTCACTTTATCGAAATCAATTGGAGTAGGACCGAGCAAAACGAATTCCTTATATTCTCGTTCATATTGTTGAATAACAGCATCAATATCATAATTCGATAACCAAGCATTTGGTTTATGTTTCCATTCTGCAGGTTGAATGGGTGTAAATAATTCTTGTTGCATTTTCAAACGTAAAGGTTCATTATGTATTTGTTTCAATAAACAAATTTCCTTATCACAATGCGGATTTTTTTCTAGTAATTTATCGCGGATTTCTTTTGGGTCATTGGTATGTATTTTTTTTTCGGGTTTATTGAAATGATGTTTATTATATGCATTTTTGATGACCTTAATCGTATCTTCTGTAAAACAAGAATTGGGAATATTTTTTCTAGGAGTACCAATACGTTTTGGATGACAATTCAATGGTTTATTTTTCTGGGTTTTTGTTTTTACTCTGTGTTTTCCTGCAAAAAAATTACCGCCTATTTTTTTAGTCAAATATCTTTTGTTTTTTTTCGAATGTTTCATAACCATACCCCCGTTATTCAAAAAGATATATAGTATCTTTTGAAAAGAATCTTTTCCATAAAATATTTTATTCTCTCGTTCTCTCATTCTCTCGTAAACTCGTTCTCTCGTACTCGTAAACTCGTTCTTTCATATCATAAAGAATAAAATGCAAGAAATAACATTTTATTCTTTTCTAGTCAGTATTTATTTTTTACATGATTATCATTTTCAAGAACAATTTTTCAAGGCTAATAAAGCATTTGCGAGAGAAACAAATCCATTCGTTCCAAAAATAGATTCATAGGTCGCTAAATTAGCATCATCCAAATCATATCGATAAGGAACAATTTGAATCGCGTATTTGGTAATAAAAGGACAAATATTCGGATTTTTCGCATCGGTTGGATTCGGAACAGCTATAGACCATGTAGGATTTACAGAAGGATTCATCCCAACGGTACAATTCTTATTATCCCCCGCAATATTAACAGTGGTTGGATTCATACAAGATGAACTCGGGACATTACAAGATACCATACTTTGTGGAAGATAGTTGAAATCAGGAGTTCCACTTTCTAAATTAATAAACTTCGAGAGACTTTGACAATTCGGAATATTTCGATATTGAGAACAGTCGGCATATTTCATATAATCCGATATTGAATTCTTTTTATCCACTACAATAATGACTTTATTTTGAAGACTAGCGAGAGAAGTAGTATTTATATTTAATTTACCAGAAAATAATAAATTTGGAAATGCAAACTGAATCGCATTTGCAATTTGAGAATAAATCGCAGGAACTTTGGTTTTAATACGTAAATGAATAAATAATGGGTCGGTAATTGGTGCAGGTTTGTTTTTAACAATCGAATTCAAGACATTTGTCAATTGAATATTCGGGTCGGAAAAAGAATTGGAGATTTGAATGGTTAAATCTTCTGAATTTAGTTCGGAACAATATCCTACACCTGGGAAGGATTTATTGGTCGTGGGGTCTAACATATTATAAATTTCGAAATCTAAGAATCGAACACCACTTTTCAAGACTTTTTCCAATAAGTCCAAATCAATCATCTTAGTGGTTTGATTATAGGCAGAATGAAAAGAAGCACGAACACAATATTGATTCAACATTAATCTATTGTTTGGAGTATTTTGAGGCATTTTATTACTGAACCCTTCATCTGCTTCCGCTTCTTTCAATAAATGAACACGATGAGAATGTAATCGAAACAATAAATAAAATGTCAAACCGAGAATCGCAAGAATAATAAATTTACGATATAATTCCATAGTAATTCCAAAGAAAAAAATAAAACCAGAAAAATATATAATAACGATACACAATATTTTTCTAACGATAAACAAATGGCAGGTGGAATATTAAATATTATTGCTCAAGGAAATGCGAATATTTTTCTTACAGGGAATCCTTCTAAAACCTTTTTCCGTGCGGTTTATTCCAAGTACACAAATTTCGGACTACAAAAATTCCGTTTAGATTTCAATGGAATCCGTGATTTACGATTAACGGAACCGTCTACTTATACATTCAAAGTGCCCCGATATGCGGAATTATTATTAGATACATATCTAGGTATAACTTTACCAGATATATGGAGTCCCCTTTATCCTCCAACAAAAGAAACTGGATATTTATGGACATCCTATGATTTCCAATGGATTCGTAATATCGGTACCAATATGATAAAGGAAATAACCATAACGTGTGGTTCTTTTGTTCTAGCCAAATATTCTGGCAGTTATTTAGCTGCAATGGTAGAACGCGATTTCACAACGGAAAAGAAAGAATTATTTAATTACATGTCGGGAAATATACCAGAATTAAATAATCCTGCAAATGCCCATGGTCGTACCAATACATATCCATCGGCGTATTACAATTCTGCACCCAATGCTACTACAGGGGCCAATGGAACCGAACCATCCATTCGAGGAAGACAATTATATATTCCATTAAATACATGGTTCAGTCTAAATAGTAAATGTGCATTTCCATTGATTTCGCTACAATATAATGAAATTGAAATATCGATTACATTAAGACCAATCCAAGAATTATTTCAAATCCGAGATGTATTCGACTATTCGAATTATTTTCCATATATTCAGCCGGATTTCAATGAACAGCGATTTCAAATGTATCGTTTCTTGCAATCCCCTCCCGCATCTAATACTGCAATTGAAGCGAAAACCTATACGAATGTTATCAATAATTGGAATGCCGATATACATTTAATGTCAACGTATGCATTTTTATCGAAAGAAGAATCTAAAATATTCGCAAAAGAAGACCAGATTTATTTAGTGAAAGAAGTATTTGAATATAAATTCGATAATTTTGCAGGTTCGAAAACGGTTTCTTTAAATTCGAATGGAATGATTGCAAATTGGATGTGGTATTTCCAAAGAAACGATGTGAATTTACGGAATGAATGGAGTAATTATACGAATTGGCCATATAGTAGTCTACCATCGAATGTACGACCAGCACCACAGACCTCGGGAGATACGACTTTATTTATACCCAAAAGTGGTCCAAATTTACAACCAAATGGAAGTAATACAGGTATTAGTATTACTGGAGATTATAGTTTGTATAACCATAAAGAAATCATGACGAATATGGCAATACTATTAGATGGTAAATATCGAGAAAATACATTAACTAGTTCGGTGTATAATTACATTGAGAAATATACTCGTACCAATGGATTTGCTAGTGATGGATTATATTGTTATAATTTCTGTCTAGATACGAATCCAACCGTATATCAACCATCAGGTGCTATCAATTTAGGAAAATTCAAGAATGTGGATTTAGAATTCATGACCTATATTCCTTTGATTGACGGAATAAGTTCTAATTATCAAATTATTTGCGATACGAATGGAAATACAATTGCAGTAAGTAAATCCAATTGGAAACTATACGAATATAATTTCAATTTGACATTATTCGAAGAACGATATAACATATTATCTTTTATTGGTGGTAATTGTGGTATGTTATATGCTCGGTAAGGTAAATTTCTCTCAAATGTATACAAGAAAAAGAAAAAGAAAAATAAATAAAAGAAAAGTTCATTCTTATTTATTTTTGTATGTAGTGAATATAAAATGGGTCAACATTTTTCTAGTAATAACTCTCCAGAAAATCACCATTTGGATATAAATGCTACAACAAAGAAAGATCCAAAAATAAAAGAAATGCAAGAAAAAATCAAAAATATGTTTGATAAAAAAGAAATGGAAAAGGATATAGCTTATAAACGTTTCGATATTTTACCAACGGTATATGAACCATTTTCCAATAAAAAAGAAGAGGGGAAAAGAGAAGATACGATTATAGAAGGTATGAAAGGAAAACCGAGTAAAAATGTAGTAGCAAGTAAATCAAATTCTTTACTAAAAATAGCAGAAAAAATTGTAAGTCCATTTATTGCTCCTTTTGCGGCTACTCTCGATTCTACTGTAAATATACTCGCTAGTAATTCTGAATATGATACTATGGAAGTATCTGATAATATATGTAAACATCCAGATGTAGAAAAAATTCAACTACAAATAGAAGCTAATTGTGCCAGTGTTATTCCATTAAAAAAAGAATTAGAAGAAGCTAAAAGCGATATTACAAAATTGGATGAAAATATAAAAACTCTGTACGACAATAGACCTATTACAGATAGTTTTGAGTTTAATAACCAGTTAGGCAAATTAAATAAAAAAAAATCCGAAATAAACGCGGAAATTACACAAAAACAAAATGACATAAACGGAAAGGAAGCTCAATACGCAGTATTGTTAGATAGTTATAATAGCACTATGAAGACACTCAAAGAAACATATCCCGATGGATACATGCCAACTACGAAACAAGTAACGATATCAGACGCATTGTATAGGACTATGACAACGGTGGTTAGTTCAGAATGTAAACCAACTAGTTGTCAAGATATGAATCTTACCGATGAATTATTAACAACCAGACCATCCTTGAAATTATTCAATTATATGGATGAAAATAAGAAAAACATAGCGGGATTTTTCAATGAATTGATGTTGTTTTTTATCAGTTATATAATGACGTATAATGTTTATTATTTCATTTTCTTGTATGATTGGGAATCGGAACATCCTTTTTATAATCCGAAAACGGGATTAGTGTTGGGTGGTAAATTTAAATCCACCTTTGATGATAAATTATTATATGATGTTCGATATCCAATGTTTTTCATGTCGTATTATTATCGATGGTTATTTCCCTGGTTTTTCAAATTGATTAAAGTATATCCTTTTAAAAAGATATGTTTTATGATGATTTTAATCAAAATAATGACAATTGTATTTACTCAAGGGCCGAATGTAATATTTTCTGTAAAATCATTACTCGGAGGTTCACCGAGTGTTATTATTATGGTATTAACTATGGCTTCTGCTATTGCAGGATTACTAGATATGAGTATGACGGTAGAAAATGGAATTGGATGGTACACGTTTTTCGCCGCACCTTTGATTGGTATTATCAAAGCAATTATACGATTATTATATGCATTTTTAGGTTCTTTTCTAGGTCAAATCCTGGTATATGGTTTCTTTTTTTATACGACCAGTGGTTTTGGATTATTAGTAGAATCGAATGTAGTTGGAATCTTCGATACAATAAAAGAAATCAATTTACATTCTTATGGAAAAAATGCCGATGGAAAAATCCAGACAGATGATAGTAATTATTGTGAAGCACCTGAATCGGGGTTTTGGAAAACGGTAGATAATTTCATTTCTGCAAAAGGATTGTTTTCATGGTTAGGTAGATTTAATATTTTCGATAATTTATTTTGGTATTTATTGATTTTATTTCTTATAGTAAAAATCGTGTTTTTCGCAACCAATATATATGGACATAAAACGGCATTAACCTTGATTTTCTCATGTGTATTTGGTATTTTGGTAATATTAAGTGTAATGAGTAGTTCTTCTATTTCAGAACCAAATGAAATCAAGGTCGATATTGCCGAAGGAAGAGATGCATTCGATGCTGCCAAATTATCTACTATGATTTCGAAAGGTATTAAAAATGCTGCAACTGCTATTGAAAATACTACAGGTATTATGAATCGTCTTAAACAGTTTAAAGATGGACTACCTAGTATTAAGACACGAAAAGGATTACAAAGTATAATAGATGATATAAGTTCGGTTATTTCAGAATATAAACCAGAAGCAAAAGTAAAAGACGCAGTAAATACCAAAACCACTTTAATTAAAAACAAAAACTTGAATGAGTTATTTTCATTCAATCAAAATAATCAAGTGGAAGTGAATACTGAACATAAAGAAGAAGAACAACAAATGGAAAATGCAGTAAAGACCGCTTTAGAAAAAACACAAGTATTTAATTATGTAGATGAAACTATGAACGGATTAAGTTCTGTCGCTAGTCGGTTATTCGGACAAGGAGATAATGATAAAGAAAAAATAATCAACAAAAGAATTGCATTGAAAAAACAAATGATTCAAAAAGAAATAGTCAATATTTTAAATACTAAGGAATATTATCCAGATTCAGAACCAAGTAAAAAATACAATACTGAACAAATCGATAAAATATCAGATTATGTTTCTAGTAATATTCTATCAAAAGATACATCTGTACCAAAGACATTCATTAGTAAAGAAGAAACCGAAAATAAGACATATCCAGCAGAAACGAAATCTATTGCAAAGGAATTAGAAAATCGAGAAGAAAAATTAAAGCAAAAATTAAAAGATACCAAAAATGAATATTTCGAGAGAGATAATAATTCTGGAGAATTGAAATTTAAACAACTATAAAAATAAACAAACAATAAATAACCAATATAAACATATTCTTTTAGAGAAATAAAAGAATATTATCGAAACGAAACCAAATATGGGAAAAACCAAATCGCATCCACCCAAGAAAATATATCCATTTGTAAGTATTTGTACTCCAACTTTCAATCGTCGACCCTTCATTCCGACAATGTTGGAATGTTTCCGAAACCAAACGTATCCGAAATATCGTATGGAATGGATTATTGTCGATGATGGAACAGATAAAGTCAAGGATTTAATTGATGCTGCGAATCTCCCACAAATCCGTTATTTTCCAGTAGATAAGAAAATGGCATTGGGTGCAAAACGAAATTATATGCATGAACATGCAAAGGGGTCCATTATTGTATATATGGACGACGACGATTATTATCCACCAGAACGTGTCTCCCATGCCGTAGAGAAATTAACGGAAAACAAAGAGGCATTATGTGCAGGTGCAAGTGAAATCTACATTTTTTTCAAACATATTAATAAAATGGTACAATTTGGTCCATATGGTCCCAATCATGCGACAGCAGGAACGTTTGCTTTCCGACGAGAATTAATGGAACAATCGAAATACGAAGACCATGCCGCACTAGCAGAAGAAAAGGTATTTTTAAAGAATTATACCGTCCCTTTTGTTCAATTAGACCCATTGAAAACAATTTTAGTGTTTTCCCATGAACAAAATACCTTTGATAAACGTAAATTACTAGACCAACCACATCCACAATTTGTGAAAGTATCGGATAAAACCGTCGATATGTTTATAAGAGATAATGAAAAAGAAAAAAATATTAAAAAGTTTTTCTTGGAAGATATTGGACCTTTATTAGAAAAATATGCACCAGGAAGTCCTAGTTTGAAACCAGATGTATTAGAACAAATGAAAGAAATAGAAGCAGAGAGAGACCGTTTAATTGCACAAGCTCAATTACATAATCAACAAGGTCCTCAAATTATGATTCAAGAACCTGGAAAAGAACCCCGTGCCTTAACCCCACAAGAGATTGTTATGTTGGTTCAACAACAACAACAACAAATCCAGACGATGACACAAACGATAACATCTCTCGAAATTACCATCAAAGATTTACGTAAACAATTGGAAACTCAAACGAATTTCCCCGTTTTATCGAAATATACTTCTAATATTCTTTTTGGAGAAGAATCTAAAGAACAAAAGAAAACAGTCGATATTACCATCTAGTCTAAACTAAATAAATACATAAATATATTTCTAGTAAATAACAAAAGAAATATATTTTATTTATCTTAGATTCAAGAAATAAAAATAGAGAGAAAAGAAAACCCCAGAAAAATAAAATAAAATGTATAAATCTATATTATATAAGCCTAAACCAGTAGGCTATTCATATCATCATTATAGTACTAATATCTTTTCTAAGAAATCCAAAGAACCAAAGGGACCAAAAGAATCGACAATATGGATGATTTTCTTATTTGGATTCTATCTTCTCCATAAAAACCATTGATAAAGACAAACAAATCTAATCTAATCTTCTTCGATATCTTCTTCCTCATCATTGTCTTCGACATCTTCAATAATATCTTCTTTCTTGACATTTTTATCCAAGAAACGATACATACGTTTAATATCTAACAAATCCACATTATCTTTTGCTAAATATTCTTCTATTTTATTCATCCATTCCAAGTTTTTATTTGCTTTTTGAGAGACGGTTCCGGCTACAGTAGAACCAGAACCAGAACCAGAACCATATAAAATCCGTAATTCTTGGAAAAAAGAAACGAGATCATTTTTATCCATATTCATTTTCTGGCATAAACCATACAAGAATAATTGATTATTATATTCCGTCGAATATTTGGTCAATACTTTGGTGAAATTAACATCTTCTAAAGCAAAGGTATTTTTCATAGAAGGAAAAGCATCATGATATAATTTATTGTTGTAAAATGTCTTAATGAGAGACCCCATTTCATTGAATTGCCAAATCTGGCTCTGAAATGTAATTCTCCCAATATAATCTGCAAAACACATATTATCTAGTAATTTGGAATAAAACGGCAAGGATTTTTCTGGCGGTATTTTCGATAAGGGAATCGCGATATTCTCATGCCATAAAAGCGCGACCGTAGTTCTATCCGTTTCATTCATAAATTGATTATGTTCTTCTAGAGGTATGACAGTATTCAATAATCGCCAAGTAATTTTCTTGGCATCTTCATTAAACATTTTCACCATAAAAATATTCTGAATCGTTTCCAATGTTAATAATTCCGGTTTTTTCTTCCATATTTGACAAATAAACAATACTTTTCGTAAATCACCTTGAACATATCCATGTATTTTTTCTTGGAATTCGGGAGAAAAGTCGAGAAAGGGAGGTAAACATTGCGATAAAAGATTCGTCATTTGATTGGTAGTTGGTATTTTGAGTTCGAAAGTATGACATGCTTTCATTAATTCGCGGATTTTCTTGTCGTTTTTATGATTTCCAATACAAATAATTGGATTCAAGGTCGTATTTTCCGATTTTTGTTTTTTGGTTTTTTTCTGACGGATTAATTTAATAAGAGCATCGATTCCACCTTTATCTCCATTATTCATTCCATCAATTTCATCCATAACAATGGCGATTTTCTTCACTCTACGATTCATAAGGTCCAAGACATTTCGATTCGATAAATGATTATTATCTATGGTTTGAAATAGCGATTTATTACGTACATCTCCCGCATCATAAATAATCGCATCATATCCTAATTGTTTTAATAATTCCACTACAAAATACGATTTACCAGTTCCAGGAGAACCGTAGATATAAATACCTTTCTTGAAGGTAGTTTGTTGACATTTATCATCAAATTGTTTTAAAATGACTTTGATTTCTTCGACAATATGTTCTCTTTCCAAGATGGAATTAATAGGAATTTTATCCATTTATTTTCTCAACTATTTTTTTTTTAATTAATAAACCAATAATCGGTTTGTATCTTTTTTCATTTCATTTTCTTTTCTTTTCTTTTCTTTTTTTTTCCTTTCTTTTTTTTATTTACAAGATTAATAACAAGAATAAGAATCACATTTCATTATTTATAATGTTCGCTCACATAA